AAAATCATCTCCTTTCCTATGTACTCGGCTGCGGCAACAGCCTGTATTTTCAGAATAGGACAGGGGGAGAAAATTGTCAAGCGAAGTGATTTGTACAGTATCAAGAAAGATAAAGATGCAAGTTGAGGGGAGGTGTAGTAGATGGCATCGTTTTTATTAACCATCATAAAAATCTGCTTAGCCATTATCGTATGTGGGGTAGTTCCTCTTGGGGTCCTTGCTTTTGTATTCGCTTTGGTACTAAAAATGCTCGATAGATAGTAAATCAGCGAAAACCAGACCAAAGGGAGGTGATTCTATGACAGAAGAAGAAAAAGCATCCGACAAAAAGGTCAAACGCTTTGATAAATTTCTAATTGAAATTTTGATAAATATAATTGTCAGCGTGGTAGCAACAGTATGCCTTCTGGCGAAACTGGGGCTGATTAGATAGCTCCGAATAGTTTCAAGGTACATAGTGTTGTGAGCAAAGAAACAGCAACAGGTACAGCAACTGATTTTATGAGAAATCCAACAATGCCAGAGCTTATGTCCTGCTTTGAATGAATGCCCTTAGAGGTCAGAGCGATGAAGTACTTATTATCCCTGGGATATATCAGGTACCCATTTGAAGCCAGTTCATCTAATATACTGAATATTTCATCCTGATATTTTGAGTAATCAAAATTATTTTCTTCATCCCATGTAGGGCAGATTAGTGTGGTATCACCAAGTAGGCACAACTCTGTTTCGGTATTGTTTGCAATCCGTTTTAGATTCTTTAGGACAGTATAGGATTGGATGGTCATACTATCACTCCTTTTCTTTTCAGCATAAAGAAAATGGAGAGAAATGTCAAGAAAAGTGAAGAAAGAGGGGGATGCAATGGCAGATTTACTTGTCGCTCTTGCCCTGCTGACCTTTGCGGGTGTAGCGGGATTGGTGATGATGGTAATTGCTCTGTATGTGGCATCAGCGGCACTGGATGCTACGAAAAAACGGAAGGAGGATAAAGAATGAAAGAGTACATAACATCGTTTGGTGTGCCGATTACTTCTAAGGTGGTCGGCGGAACAATGGAAGAATTACAGGATTCTATCAGCGAAAAGCTGTCTGCAATGAATGAGAAGGACTTTCCTTCACTTGAAAATGTCCTTACAGAGGATGAAAAAGCAAGCTAGGGGGTGAGGCTATGAGAGGCGGAGCGAAGCGCAGCGGCGCAACGCTGGAGGGAATGAAGCAGGCGTTGGAAGGAAAGCTGTATATCGGGAAAAAGATTAAAAAAATCGTGTATTTCCGAGAGGGCAGCACAGGCCCGGTATGAAAAGACAAGAAAACAGGAGTTGTTACAGGATTGTATCCATTTGTGTTTACGGTGGATTTTGGGAAATACACAGAATCATTCAGATACGGACAGTTTTTTGAGAAAGGGAGCGAGGTGGTGAGAGTATGAAAAAACGCAGACGTTTACGGAAACCGATTCGTTGGGCATTACGGTTTGTGTGCTATGCCGTAGCGGCAATCGTAGCGGATCTGACGGTCATCGGGGCTATTCTGTATTACTTCGGAGATATGTACATTATGGCGGCTCTGGGCGTGTGCCTGGGGGTGAATATTCTGACGGAGTATTTCTTCTTCAAGGATGAATTTCGCAGAAAGGTGGTGAAGGAATGAAGGACGCAGGATGGAGCATTTACCCGAATCTGGAGAAATGGATATGGATGAACTGTAAATCTATCAGTGACTTTGCCGGAAGAATCGGGGTAGCACATAAAACGGTAATCACATTGATGAAGGGCGAGAGAGGAACAACGAAATATGTCATTGACCTGATCCTGAAGGAGACAGGCATGACATACGAAAAGTGCTTCAAGGAAAAATAAAATATCCCCTTTGGCGATGGCACGCCTCGGGGGAATGGATAAATAGTTAATTACATAGTAGCAGAAAAGCAGGATTTGTGCAATGAAAATATGGCTTCTCGAAGCAGCATCCCCGGGATAATGAAATAAAAAACATAGAAGACTATGGTTATTCTATACAAAGATAGTCAGCCGGAACTTGGAGCGCGCAAATGAGTTTTGGGAGATTCACATGGCGTGGCTGATAAGTTCCATTCAACCATCGTTTAACAGTAACAACAGAAACACCTACCATTTCAGCAAGTGTGCTGACATCCATATTCATTTTTTCCATAGCGTGTGTCAGACGCTCGGAAAGAATGTTAGGAAACTCCCAAAAGAAAAAGAAGAAGAACATGGTAATCACCCCCTTTGACCGGGGATGCTGCTTCGAGGAGCCATACAAATCATTTTATTACAAATTAAAAGGAATAGGAAAAAAGGCGGAGGTTTTGACAATGGGAAAAATCGAAGATGCAATCAAGAAGATAAATACAGAAATTCAGAAGGAGCCGAGTAACAGGTATCTGGCATTGGTCGGTGAGAATATCATTGACAACATTACATCCGAAGCGGCGGCGGAAAAGGTATTAAAGAAAGAAAAAACGCTTGCAAAAGCCTTAGTCGGTATCGAGAATCAGGCTTCCAAGCAAAAGGAAGGAGACTGCGCTGTCATTGAGGATTCTGTAGTATACGGCTGGGCAAGAGAATATTTCGGCTTGACAGCAAATCCGCAGACACCTGCGGAAGAGGCGAAAAAGGGCGTTTGCGTCAGTCTGGAAGATTTCCTGTAAGGAGGCGAGGGCATGAATCTGAAAAAGATACAAGCAATGCCGTTTGCCCCGTTTCACGAGGAAAGCAAGGTGCGTTGGAAGGTAACGGTCAAGGAGCCTGTGGTGGATGGGGAACGTCTGCTTGTGGTTGATTTTCTGGAGAATCTCTCTTGCACTGCGTATCGGAGAGATATGCCTTCCTTCCGTATCGTCTGCGCAAAGAAAAGCAAGGAGGTAAAGGGCATCAATCACGAGGGCAGGATTCAGCAGAAGGTTCTGAATTGTTTCAGCACACCTATGTGGTGGTATAACGAGTATGTTCTTATTTCTCCGAGGGAGGAAGAAGCCCTGCGACGTTTTCTGAAAGCGGAAAAAACGGAAAATCATCAGATGGACAATCTCTGCAAATGGATAAAGCAAACAAGGCAGGAAATGAAGAAACGGTCAATGGAGAAACGGGGCGAGCTGATGGATGAGGACTATCGGCTTTGCCCCGAAGCTTTACCGGAGGGGTTGATTGATTACATCCGAAGAGAGGTTTTACCAGAAGACAGAGTGATTATTTATAAAAGAGGGAATGTCAACGGCATCTGCACCGTTTGCGGCACACAGGTTCATGCCAGGGGCAGACGATTCGTGCAGGGTACAAGGGTTAACTGTCCGAACTGCGGCACAGGGGTTTCCTGTGTTCTGGAGAATGGCTCTGTGTTTGCATCAAATTACATTGAAAATATCGTTGCGGTGCAGAAGGGAACGGATGGAAAGACGGTCTTTTTCCGGCAATGGCTCTTGCATCGGGATAACTCGGCAAGGTGGGAGCATATAGAGGATTTCCTACAGGAAACCGTGAGATATGCCATCAGAGGAAACAAAACAGCCAAGTGGCAAAAGCAGGGGAAGGAATCCTACTATATGCGTACAGAGCGGTACGAGCTGGACGAATGGACCAGATGGCAAGACAACCGTATTTATGACGGCAGTTATTTCTTCTATACCGGTGGGATAGAAGAAGCCCTGAGCGGAACGGCAATGCAGTATGCCGACCTGGAGGGGTATCTGGAAGAAAAGAGATACAACAAAAATCCGATTTATTTCTTAGAATACCACGCAAGGTATCCGGTCATCGAATTTCTCTGGAAAGCCGGCTATCGGAACATCGTGCATAACCGTGTCTTTGGAATGTCAAAGGAAAACAGAAACGCCATCCGTTGGGAGCGGAAAAAGCTAAGGGATTGCTTTAAATTTCCGCTGCGGATTTTAAAGCTGATGCCGCCAGAGGAATGGAGCTTGAATGATATTCAGCGCGTGAATGACCTTTGGGGAAGATACGGCGGAATAATCACAGATACCGAGATACGGTTGGTACTAGAATCGAAGGTGGATATACAGCTTTGGAGCAGGGCAACGGCTTATGCGAGTGTAGGAAAAATCTTGAAGTATATCCAAAAGCAGACGGAGAAACGGAAAGAAGAAAATCCAGACAGAAGAAATGGATCAAAGGATGAATCGGCACGAATCTATCGGGATTATCTGCGTGAATGCGAGCAGTTGCATTTTGATTTACATGACAGAGAGATTCTCTTTCCGAAGGATTTAGTAGCGGCACATGACCGCACGATGGAACAGGTCGAATTTGAAAAGAATAAGGCTGACCAGAAGAAATTCCAAAAGGCAGTAGAAAAGCTGGAAAAATTCGCATGGAGCGAAGGAGAATTTTTCATTCGCCCTGCAAGAGAGCAGATGGAGTTGACGGCAGAAGGAAAGGCTCTGCATCACTGCGTCGGCGGCTACATCAGGGATATGGCAGAGGGAGAAACCGCAATATTCTTTCTGCGAAAGGTAAGCGAACCGGACAAGCCCTTTTATACATTGGAATTGCAGAAGAAAAGGGTGATCCAGTGCAGAACAGAGCATAACGCATCCTATGACAGAAAACCGGATGTGAAGAAATTTGTGGATATGTGGATGGAAAAAGTCGTGAAAAAAGGCGGAAAAAAGAAGGCTAAGGAGGCAGCAGCATGAACGAAATCACGAGACCGATTGAGGTCATTACACAGGAAATCAATTTTTACAAATTACAGGCAGGCAACGCCATTATCGAGATTGGAAAACGTCTGCATGAGGCGAAGCTGACACTACCGCATGGCGCATGGGGTGCATGGTTGCAGAATGAGGTGGAATTTTCGGAACGTACCGCACAGAATTTCATGAGAATCGCAAAGGAATACCGAAATCCGCAGTTGATTGCGGACATGGGGAACAGCGCAACAAAGGCCCTGCTCCTGCTTTCCCTGCCGGCAGAGGAACGGGAAGAATTTGTCGGCGAGGCGTACGAGATTGACGGGGAAGAAAAAACGGTTGCCGCCATGACAACAAAGGAAATGGAGCGTCTGCTAAAGGAGCTGGAAGCGGAACGCGCGGAAAAAGAGAAATTGCAGTCGCAGCTGGATCTGTTCCAGACAGAAAAGGATAACGCTGTGGATGCCGCCTATCAGGAGACAGAGGATAAGCTGGAAGCACTGCTCAGCCAGAAGGAGGCGGCGGAGCAAGCCAAGAGAGAAGCGGAGGAGCGGATTGCCGCCATGGAGAGTGAAATGGATGAGCTGCGGATGCAGGCAAAGCAGACCGCCCTTCCGGATGAATCCGAATTGGAAAGAATCCGCAGAGAAGCGGAGAACACCGCCAATCAGAGGGCAGAAGAAGCCATGCAGAAGAAACTGGATAAAGCCAAGAAGGATGCAGAGAAAGCGAAGAAAGAGGCAAAGGAGGCACAGGCAGCCATTGAAGCGCATGAAGCCGCACAGAAGGAAGCGGAGGAAGCGATGCTGAAAGCTAAGGAGGAGCTGGCACAGGTAAAGGCAGATACAGAAAAGAAGCTGAAAGCGGCAGGCTCCGCCGGCATTACAGTTTTTAAGGTGCATTTTGAAGCAGTGCAGGGAGAAATCAACAAAATGCTGACCTGCATCGATGGCGTAGAGGAATCCGAAGGCAAGGAAGAAGCAGATAAGCTGAGAAAGGCTCTGCAATCGCTTTGCAGGAGCGTACAGGATAATTTATAAGGAGTGAGCGGTATGACGGATAGAAGGAACAAAGGAAAGTATGAGGTCTGCACGGACTGCGGCGCACATCTGGATCATGGGGAGCAGTGTGACTGCGCATCCTCTTATGAGGAAGAAGCAGAATCAGTATATAAGGAAGAAACACGATAACACATAAAAAAAGCCCGCCTGTTGACGCAGACGGGAAGGTCTTGGGAGACCGTACATATCTATATCTAATATAACACAGAATCCTTGATTTATCAAGGGTTTTACGGTATTCCCGAGACTGTTTTTTCAAGAGACGACGGTCTCTTTAGACTGTCCATAAAGCAATTAACTGAATGGACACGCTTTTATTCATAAAAAGGAGGAACGGGAATGCCAAAGTACAGGAAGAAGATTCGGTCGGGGGATGTATATGAGGTGGAGGAATTTTACTGCCCTCGGACAATCGGGAAAAAATACGAAAGAGGTCGGAGTGAAAATCTGACATCCGAGGAACAGGCAAAAAGAAATCTGCAAATCGCCAGAAAGAAGCTGACACGCATTATCAATACGAATTTCAATGGGGATGATTATTTTGTTCTGCTGACCTATGCGGCAGAGGTAACGATGGAACAGGCGAAAAAAGAATTCGGCAATTTCAGAGACAGGCTGAACCGATATCGGAATAAAAATGGATTTTCAAAGTTGAAATATATTGCAGTGGTTGAAAGTCAAGGCAAAAAGAATCGTGTACATCATCATGTTGTGATGAACGGATTTGAAGGCCTGAGCATGAAGGAGGCGGCAGAGATTTTAGAAAATGTCTGGGGTAAAGGTACTGTTCTGATTAAGAAACTGTATAAGAACCAGAAGGACAACCGCCTTGCAAGCTATATATCCAAGGAGAACATCAGAAAGGGCGCAAAGCGTTGGAGCACCAGTAGGAATCTGAAAAAGCCTGAAGTAAAGCTGGAGGTTATCAAGGAAACCAAAAGAAAGGTTTCTCTGAGACCGCCGAAGGGATTTGATGTGATTGTGCAGACCGAGGACTATTTTGCAGAAATCGGTTGGGTGCGGTATATGAAGGCTGTCCGTCGGGGCGGCATGGACTACGGAGAATATGAGGGAGGAGCGGAAACAGATGCAGGGAGCAAGAACAGGCAGTCATAGCTATTCCGTTTTGCAGGGGAAAAGTAAACGCTGCTATTTTACAGACACAGAAACGGGACCGTTGGAGCGGCACCATATTTATTTCGGCGCAGGAATGCGACAGATATCAGATAAGCATGGATTCTGGGTGTGGCTCAAGCCGGAATGGCACAGAGGAACGTCGGGTGTCCATGGACGGGACGGGCATAAAGTCGATTTGCGGCTGAAACAGGATTGTCAGAGAAAATTTGAGGAAACCCATACCAGAGCAGAGTTTATGGCAATTATCGGACGGAACTATTTGTCGGACGAAGCAGAACAGAAAAAAACGCAGATGCCTGCGGATACGGGTGAATTCTATTTATTGTAGCGGTTGAGGCGTTTGGTTATGAGGAACGAACGTCTGACCGATAGGTTGGGTGAGGTGACGAATAAACGCCGAAATATAGCGGTTTCCGAAGCAAAGCGAGGAAAACATACCAGAAAGGAGATGTGAGCATGGGCAAGGGCATTACATATAGCACAAGCGGAAGGGACTGCCCCTGCTGCGGATGCCAAGAGAGGACTGTCGGTTGCCATGGGACGTGTGAGAGGTACAAGGCATGGAACGGGAAGCGGCAAGCGGAGCGGCAGGAAAGAATCAGAAGGACAAGCATACTGCATGAAGCGGATAAAAGAAAGAGCGCAGCGGTAAGCCATTACAAGAGAAGTGGGAGGCAGGCACGAACAAGGTGATTCTAATGGGGCGGCTGACAAGCGACCCAAAAATGGATTGGACACGTTCAGAGGATTCCAAACAGTACGCCACATATACATTAGCAGTCAATCGGCGGTTCAAAAAGAATGGACAGGCAGATGCAGATTTTATCTCCTGCATTGCATGGGGAGCCATGGCGGAGTTTGCAGAAAAATTTATGAAAAAAGGTGCCATGTTCGCTGTTGAAGGGCGGCTGAATGTCAGAAGCTGGGAGAAGGACGGCGAAAGGCATTGGACAACAACGGTTGTTGTAGAGAATTGCTATTTTACGGGCAGCAAGAGGGATGCGGAGAATAAGCCTGTGGCGGAACAGAGCAGACCCGCAACGGCACCCAATAAGCCTGCAAAGCAGATGGGGCTGGCGGAGCAGGAGGGGTTCTATCCGATTGATGAAAGCGTTGAAGATGATGATTTGCCATTCTGACGCTCAATCATGGTGTTAAACATAGTGCCACATACATAGATAGACTGAATGGAGGAGAAAGTTAATGCTGAAACCGACAGTGAAAGCGGAGGAATTTGAAAAATATGGATTTAGGAAATGCAGAGGCGAATATGGAAAGCATGGTTGTTACTACCTTTGCGTGGCAAGGGGTGTAAAAATGCTTTTTGTCAGTGATGTATGTTTTGATGTGAATGATTGGAAAGACAGTGACCAAAGAATACATAGCAAAGCAAATTGTAAATACAGTGATAAACGGACATATTTGGACATTATTTTCCTGCTGATACGAGACGGAATGTTGACAAGTGATTTTGTGTGAGGAGTGAGAGGAATGAGTGTGGCACTTGAAGAAAAGATTAACCGGTTAAGAGCGGCAGAAAAACGGCTCCGGAAACATCTGTCGGAGGATGAATTTGGAGTGGTCGGAAGAACTGCGGAGGGATTTGGACAGGAAGCTGACTGGCTGGAAGAACTAAAACGCTACAGGGACTTGGAAGAACAGGGGCGGCTATTGGTGCTGCCTTGCAAGGTCGGAGATACGGTGTATGAAATCCTCGAGGAAACCGTACCAAACCACTATTTCTATATCAGCGAATATGAGGTGCAGGATGTATCGGTGAAGGCTGTCAAGTATGCTGATGATTGGGAATCGTATGATTACGAGAACCTGTATTTCACAAGAGAAGAAGCGGAAGCGGCATTGAAGAAAAGGAGGAATAATAAAAATGCTTGAAATTGATTGCAGAATTTGTAAAAACCTTGGAAATGACGAGTGCAAGTTGTATGGGAGAGATCCGGATGTGGCGGTAAAGAAATGTGCGGAAAATGGATTCAAAGATTACAGACCATCCAGGCAAAGAAAAAATAAGAAAGAGGGAAAGGCATGAGAGGAACGAAGCCGACAAAACGTCAGGCGATATTTCTGAGGGAGCACAGGTTAAACAGTGACAACTGGTTCATCTGCAAGGATACGCCTACGGAAATGATGATTAAACATAGAATAAGCGGGAAGGAAAGAATCTTAAAGAAATAAGATTTACAGGAAGAAGGTGATGCCATGAAAGACAGGGATTTAAAACTTGACGGATATAATATCTCCGGCAATCGCTACAGAGAATTAAAATATTTCTGTCGTCAATACAGAGAAAAGCAATCGCTCCTGCGGTCGATTACGGAAGTTGGTTCACCTCCGCTCAGCGGTGGCGGTAGCGGCAAGCTTTCGGATAAGACCGCCAGCACAGCAATCAGAAGGATGGAGCTGCAGCGGGACTTAGAGATGATTGAGCAGACGGCGATTGAAGCGGATGCGGAGATCTATACATACATCCTCAGTAATGTAGCGGACGGTGTGCCGTGGGAGTATCTTGGTGTGCCATATGGAAGAACAGCGTTCTATGAACGCAGAAAAAAATTTTTCTGGCTTCTGGACAAGAAAAAATAATTGCGGACAAAAGGGACGTACTTTTGTGTTATTATGATAGCATGGAGAAAAAAGAAAAAGACCGCATCAGCGGTCCTCTTCGGTGTCAGCGGCACAAAGGGTATCGAGAGATACTTCGAGGGCGGTAGCCAGAAGGATTGCGGTGGAAACCTTACAGTCTCCACGCTTCTCGATATCCTCTATGGTGCGTACGGGTACGTTGCTTAATCGGCTGAGAGCAGGGACGGACAGACCCTTTTCAAGCCGAATGGTTCTCAGCTTCATCAAGATGCCTCCTTACTTTTTCTTGAGAACTGTTATGAATGCAGCAATAGAAATAAGCAGTGCAACGATACTGATGCCTGTAGATAATAGTTGCATAATATTTTGACATGGAGTAAGATATGGGTAAGGCAAGGGGCTTTCGCCCCAAACCCTATTTCTTTGTAGCCAGTCTATACAGGATAACCGCTGTCGCAAGGTTGATTATCGCTGTGATTAGATTGGCTATTGTATTTATACGCTCCATGTCGTTCACCTCCTTTCTATGATATTATTATACCACGTTATAACGTGGTTGTCAATAGAAATAACAAAATAAATCCAAAGAAATCCTGATAGCTACAATGCTTATCGGGATTTTTTATTTGCGGCAAAGGAGAAACACAATGAAGGAATTTGCAAAAGGGTTCTACAACTCGGCGGCGTGGAAGAAGTGCAGGCGAGCATACATAGACAGTCGCATCATGGTAGATGGCGGTATGTGTGAGCTATGCGGCGAAAGAGTTGGCTACATTGTTCATCACAAGGAGCTGCTGACACCGACGAACATCACAGACCCAAACATCACGCTGTCCTTTGACAACCTGCAATACGTCTGCAAGCCTTGCCATGACGAGGAGGAAGGACACCTCATCCAACGGAAGGGATGCTGCTGCGGATTCGATGCGGAGGGACAGCCGATAGACAAAAGAAAAATGGAATAGCCCCCCCTATTTTTATTTTTAGGTCTCTCCCGTGGAGACCGAGGAGTGGACTTCCGTTTCAACGGATGTGCGCGTGCGTGGGGGGTGTAGTATAAGGGCGGAAAAGAGAGGAAGTGAGAAAATGGAGAAAGGAAAAATAAAAGCGGCGGAAATGCGGAAATTGAAGCGCATCTTCAAGGAAATTCCGGAAAATAAAAAGAAAATTGTGGAAAAGCTGATAGACAATGCTGCCTTTATGGCGGAGCAGCTGGAGCATCTGCAAACGGACATTGAGGAGAAGGGATATATTTCGGAGTACCAGAACGGCGAAAATCAGTGGGGGACGAAGAAGGCTCCGGAGGTTGAAATCTATACCGCGACGATTAAAAATTATTCCAGTGTAATCAAGCAGCTTCTGGATCTGATGCCCGAAACGGATGAAGCGGCGGCGGATGAGCTTGTTTTGTTCCAGCGGGAGCGTGGTAGCAAATGACGGAATTCGAACAATATTTTTCCGCACTTTATGATGGCACGATTCTTGCCTGCGACAAAATGAAGCGGGTCAGTGAAATGCTTTTGAATCAGTTTGCAAGCCCCGGGGAATTTCATTTCGATTATGAGGTTGCAAAGTGGCATATCGCATTTATTGAGCGTTTCTGCAAGCAGCCGACAGGCAAACTGGGACAGCCGTTACAGCTTGAACTATTCCAGAAGGCAAGGCTACAGGCAATCTTTGGCTTTGTGGATGACAATAACCTCAGACAGTACAACGAAGTGATGATTGTGGAAGGCAGAAAAAATGGTAAAACAACCGAGTGTGCCGCAGTGGAAACGGATTTACTGCTGAATGACGGAGAGGGTGCACCGGAGATTTACAACGTCGCAACGATGCTTGACCAGGCAAAGCTGGGGTTCAATGCGTGCTACAAGATGGTGCGGCAAAGCCCGACCCTGCGAAAGCATATCCGCAAACGTGCTGCGGATTTATATGCGCCTTCCAATCTTGGGTTTATTAAGGCACTGGCAAGCAACACAAACAGTCTGGACGGCTTGAATGTGCATGGGGCCATCATTGATGAGTTGGCAGCAATTAAAAACAGAGATATCTATGATTTGATTAAACAGGCAATGGGTGCGAGAGAACAACCATTGCTTTTTTGTATTACCACAAACGGCTTTGTCCGCAGCGGCATTTTTGATGCGCAGTATGAATACGCAAAAAAGGTGCTGGACGGGAAAATAAAAGCACCGCGCTTTCTGCCGTTTATCTATGAGTTGGACGATGCTTCCGAATGGGACAAACCGGAGATGTGGATAAAGGCAAACCCCGGTCTTGGCACCATCAAGAAAAAGGAATATCTGGAGGAAATGGTGCAGAAGGCGAAGAATGACCCATCCTTCAAGCCAACGGTTCTGGTAAAGGATTTCAATATTCCACAGACGGCACAGTCTGCATGGCTGACGTTTGAGGACTTAAACAATGAGGAGCTGTTGCCGGAGGGCGGCGCATTTCGCTATTGCATTGGCGGCTTTGATGCTGCGGACAGCATTGACCTAAACGCCGCAAAGGCAATCTGCAAACGGCGTGGGGATGATAAGCTTTACATTAAGCAGATGTACTGGATTCCGCAGGCGGTTTTGGACCAACAGGAGGAACGAGGAGACCGAAGGGAACGGGACGGCGTGCCGTACAGCTTATGGGTGTCGCAGGGCTTGATGCGTACCTGCGAAGGTCGGCGCGTGAATAAGCGGGTAATTCTGGATTGGTTCTGCGAATTAAGGGACAGAGAAGATATTTATCCGCTTTATATCGGCTATGACCCTTGGCATATCTCGGATGAGCTGCTGGCGGCATTTGAGCAGGAGTTCGGGCGAAACGTCATGGTTAAAGTTCGGCAGGGGGTTCTGACATTATCCCAGCCGATGAAGGATTTAAAGGCGGAATTTCAGGAAAAGAAAATCGTCTACAACAACAATCCGATTGATAAATGGTGTCTGATTAACACCGAGGAAAAGAAGGATGTCAACGGCAACGTGCAGCCTGTCAAGAGCGATGAGCGCACAAGACGCATTGACGGCACAGCGGCACTTCTGGATGCCTATGTGGTGTATTGCAATAAAAGAGATGAATTTGAAAGTCTGATTTAAGGAGGTGAGAAAATGGGTTTATGGAACAGAATTGTGCAAAAAATGAGCAAGCAAACTTTCAAGATGGTGCAGGAGAGGGGGAACGGCTTTTATGCGTGGAACGGCAGGCTATACCATTCCGATGTGGTGCGTGCCTGTATCCGCCCGAAAACAAAAGCCATCGGTAAGGCGGTTGCAAAGCATATCCGTACTACGAGAACGCAGGAGGGGGAGCGGGTAGAGGTCAATCCGGATGCCTATATCCGTTTTCTGCTGGAGGAGCCGAATCCGCTGATGAGCGGGCAGATGCTGCAGGAGAAGGTGGCAAATCAGCTGGCACTGAACCACAACGCCTTTATTCTGATTGTACGGGATGAATTTGAAAAGCCGATAGAATTGTATCCCATTCCCTGTTCGGGGGTGGAGGCTTTTTACAAGGACAACGAATTGTTTTTACGGTTCGTATTTCTGAACGGGAGGGAAAGCACCTTCCCATACAGTGATATCATTCATCTGCGTGATGATTTCAACGAGGATGATATTTTCGGGGAAAGTCCGATGGAGGCACTTTCTCAGCTGATGGAGTGTGTCAGCATTATGGATCAGGGCTTTGTGAAGGCTATCAAGAACAGTGGTGTGATTCGCTGGCTGCTGCGGTTCACCAATGCCATGCGCCCGGATGATGTACGGAAAAACGTGCAGGAATTTGCGGATACCTATCTTTCTGTGGAGAGTGAAACCTTCGGCGCAGCGGGCGTGGACAGTAAGGCGGATGTGCAGCGGATTGAACCGAAGGACTATGTGCCAAATGCCGCACAGACCGACCGCATCATTAAACGGATCTATGATTTTTTCAATACGAACGAGAAAATCGTCAGCTCTCTTTATACAGAGGATGAATGGATTGCGTATTACGAAAATGCCATTGAGCCGATGATTACGCAGATGAGTGCAACCTACAGCAGCCGTTTGTTTACCAGAAGGGAGCGTGCCTTCGGGAATAAGATTGTTTTCGAGTGCTCTAATCTGACCTTTGCAAGCATGAGAACAAAGCTGGAGCTGGTGCAGTATGTTGACAGGGGCATTATGACACCGAACGAGGTGCGTGCGGTGCTGAATATGGCACCTGTGGACGGCGGAGACAGGCTGCTGCGGCGCAAGGATACAGGCTTTATGGAAGGAGGTGAGGAAGAATGAGGAAAATCGAGGTGAAGGGGACGATTGTCGGAAATGCGGACAAGTGGATTTATGAGTGGTTCGGCATGGATGCAACCTGTCCGAAGGATGTCAATGCTGCCATCAGCGAGGCAAATGGGGAGCCGCTCCTTGTGGAAATTAACTCCGGCGGCGGGGATGTGTTTGCCGGCAGTGAAATCTATACCGCCTTGAAAGCATACGCGGGCACGGTAGAAATCAATATTGTGGGTCTGGCTGCGAGTGCCGCCTCTGTGATAGCGCAGGCAGGACATTCCAGAATCAGCCCGACAGCGTTGTTTATGGTGCATAATGTTTCCGGCTCTGCCGCAGGGGATTTTCACGATATGCAGCAGGAGGCGGAGATTTTGCAGACAGCAAATAAAGCAGTCGCGGCGGCATATCTGGAAAAGACAGGCAAAAGCATGGAGGAGCTGCTTGGCATCATGGATGCGGAAACGTGGATGGATGCGCAGAAGGCGGTGGAATATGGCTTTGTGGATGAGGTTATGTTTGCATCTGCGCCGACGCTGACAAACGGCATCGGTGTATTGCCTGCGCAGACCATTCATAAGCTGAAGGATCTTCTTCCTGCAAGGGGAGAGGAAAACGCAGAAGTTAAAACTGTAACTGCAAAATTAAAATTACTCAGATTGAAAGGGGAAATGAAGGATGAAGTTTAAGAATTACGAGGATTACAAAGCACAGAGAGAAGCACTTTACAATGCGGCGGAGGAATTGCTGCAGAACGGCGATGTAGAGGGTGCAAATGCAAGAATGGAAGAGGTGGAGAAGCTGGATAACGCGTATGAAGCCTTTGCGACGGCGCAGGCAAACCTTGCCGCCATGCAGGGCAGAGGGACAGCGCATCCGGACGGCGTGGTCGGTTCCGCAGGCAACGCAGCGGGAAAGGATGTATTCGATACAGATGAATATAAAAATGCCTTTATGAATCTGGTGTGCCGCGGTGAGGCTTTGCCCATCAAGTACAAGGATGCCATTGCAGGCAAGCTGCAGAACGCTGTAACTACGATAACAGAGACCACAGCGGTGATTCCAACAACCGTGATAAAGGAGTTTATCAGAGAGCTGAAAGCGCATGGCGAGCTGTATGCGAGAGTAAGAAAAACAAACGTACAGGGCGGCGTGGAAATCCCTATCCTGTCCCTGTGTCCTACGGCAAGTTGGGTTGCGGACGGCTCTGCATCCACAGACCAGAAGGTAACTGCCAACAAAAAGGTATCCTTCAGCTATTACGGTCTGGAATGCAAAATCGCACAGAGCCTGATTGCAAATGTGGTTGATTTTGCGGAGTTTACCGAAATGTTTGTTCCTCTGGCGGTAGAGGCTATCATTGCCGCACTGGATAAGGGCATTATCGCCGGTACAGGCAGCGGTCAGATGCTTGGCATTACGAAGGACAGCAGAGTGCCCACGGGCAACGTCATTGAAATGACGGCGGAGGATGTCGCAAGCTGGAAGGCGTGGAAGGAAAAGGTTTTCGCCAAGATGAAAAAAGCCTATCGAAACGGCGTGTTCGTATTTGCACAGGGTACCTTTGATGCACAGATTGACGGTATGGTAGATACCACAGGTCAGCCTATTGCAAGAGTAAACTACGGCATTGCCGAGGGTGAAACCTACAGATTCGGCGGCAAGGAGGTTATCACCACAGAGGAGGATGTGCTGGAAAGCTTTGCAGCGGCATCCGACGGCGAGGTGTTCGGTGTGTTTGTGAATCTGAATGATTACATCATCAATACGAATATGCAGATGCGCACCGACCGCTGGAGAGATAACGACAACAATCAGGAAAAAGTGAAGGTCACTCTGGTTTGTGACGGGAAGCTGGCAGACCCCAACGGTGTGCTGATTCTTAAAAAAAAAGTAACGCAGTAAGCGGTGGCACGTTTGATAAGCGCGCAGACAGCGCAAATCATGCTGACATTACCGTAACGGCCGCCGAAGGCGGTCAGACCATTACCGCCCTGCTACATAACGGCGCAGATGTGCCGAAGGAAGGCGGGGCAAACTGGTCTGTTTCCGGCGGCACTGCGGTTGTGCTGAAAAAGGCATATCTGGAGAAATTCCCTGTCGGCGTGGAAACCTTTACAGTGACAACATCCGCAGGATCTGCGGAATTTACTGTGGCGATTGTGGAAAGCGAGGCGTAAGGAATGGCAGATTTAGCGAGACTGAAAACGGCACTGCGCATTTCACATAATAAGCTGGATGAGGAAATTCAGTACAACGTGGATGCTTGTAGGCGAGATATGGCACGTGTCGGCATTACTGTAATTAACGAGGAGGATTCCGCAATTCAAAAGGCGTTTGAACTCTATCTGAAATGGCAATATGATTTCATGGGCGAAGGCGAGCGTTATGAAAAGGCTTACAAGGGCATGAGAAATGGTTTAAGTTTGTGTGGTGAGTACAATGTATAACGATGTTGTGACGCTGTTGGTAGAAAAAACAATACGGGATGAAATCGGCATGAAGCAGACGTTTTACGAGGAGCGCGAAGTGTTTGCGGAGGAATTGCCAATCAACCAAAGTGAATTTTTCAAGTGCAGAGAAACGGGGCTGCGCCCTGCCCTGTGCCTGCGGATCCCATACGGCGAATATGAACAAGAAGAAGTCCTGCGGTTTAGGGGCAGATTGTACAGCGTGTATCGTTTCCGAAACGATTTCCACCACACAGAATTATATTGCGAGGCAAGGAGCGGATTGCAATGAGCGTTAGCGTGGAACAGATGGCAGACGAAATCGCAAAAATGCTGACGGAATACGAAACAGCAATCGTGAAAAACGTGGATACCAGCGGCAAGGCGGTTGCGGACAAGGGCGCAAAACAACTGCGGCAGACCAGCCCCAAAAGAACAGGCAAATACGCTAAAAGCTGGGGCGTGACAAGAGAAGAAGGCGCTTTCGGCGAAAATGCAAAATACATCATCCATAACAAAAAACACTACCGTGTAGCACATCTGTTGGAACACGGTCACGTTATGGCAAATGGAAAGCGAACAAAGGCAATCCCGCACATTAAACCGGTAGAAGAACAGGTCATTCGGGAATATGAAAAAAAGGTAAGGGAGGCGATAGAGGATGCGGCAAAGTGAGTTATATAAGCTGCTGTGCAGTATAGGGCTTGAGGTCTATTTTTACGAAGCAGACCAAAATCCCACACTCCCTTACATCGTTTATCTGAAGGACGGCGAAACCGCTTGGGGTTCGGATAGCAGAAACTTTCTGCGAAAAGACAGCTACATTGTGGAGCTTTATTCGGCAAGGAAGGATTTTGCCAACCAAGAAAAGATTGAGAAGGCGTTGGATTCTGTTGGGATTCGTTACGATGCAACGGAAATCTACATCGAGAAGGAAAAAATGTATCTGGTAACATTTGCATTTGACATTACAAGAAAGGTGGAAAACTAATGGAAAGAATTGTACTTGGCAGCGGTAAGCTGTATGTGGATGAATTTACAGGGGAACTGCCTGAGGATGCAGCCATTGAGGTGGAGGCTAAGCTGTTGGGCTATATTCAGGGCGGTGCGACACTGACCTACAAGCCGACATTTTACGAAGCGAAGGACGATTTGAATTTCGTTTCCAAGAAAATCATCACGGATGAAGAAGCAATTTTGAAAAGCGGCGTAATGACATGGAACGGCGAAACGCTGAAAAAGCTGACACCCACCGCCAGAGTGACAGAGGATACAGCCAAAAAGACCAGAACTGTAAAAATCGGCGGTCTGAGCCATAATGACGGCAAGAAATATGTTCTGCATTTCGTACATGAGGATAAGACAGACGGGGACATTCGTGTGACCATCGTCGGCAGCAACGAAGCAGGATTTGAGCTGTCCTTTGCGAAGGATAAAGAGACTGTCATCAATGCGGAATTTAAGGCGCAGCCACAGGACAATGAAGGCACGCTGATTCTGTATAAGGAAGCGGACACGAGTATTGCGTGAGGAGAGGGGCATAACAGCCCCTCATTTTTGTGAGGTGGAAAAGGAATGTTAGATTTTACAACGAGAAAAAAGAAAAAATACATGGTTAAGCTGCATGATGGCTTTGTGGCAATCCTGCCAATGCCAGACAAGGAAATGTTTGACAAGCTGGTAGCGGCACAGGATATGGAAAACGTCAACGATGTTTATGAGCTGCTGACCGCCATCATCAACCAGAACAAAAAGAAAAAATACAGCTTCCAGAAGATTTCGGCAATGTTTGATTTTGAGGATGCAGTGGAGCTGCTGAAGGATTATCTGGAATTTGTAAAAGGTGTTGTGTCTGACCCAAACTAAAAATACCCTCTATGCCGGGAAAGGCGGACGATTTGCACTACAGCATTTTTTCGTTATCCGAAAAAACAGTGATGGACTATGCACATTTGAATTTTTTGGAAATCGAGCATTTGCCGATAGATGTTTATCTGGGATTGCAGCGGGATGCGTTTATTTTCAATTTACAGCAGACGGAAAGTGGTCGGGAATATCTGGAGGAGTGCTGGCTTTTGGAGCAGACCGAGCCGGACAGAAAGGCATTGAGGGAAAAATTCGGAAAGGGGGCAGAGCATGGGGAACATTAAGGGCATTACCATTGAGATTGGTTCGGATACCAAGAAATTCAAAAGCGGCTTAGCGGAGCTGAATAAATCCTCGAAGGATTTGCAGAACGAACTGAAATATGTCAATCAGGCGTTGAAGCATGACCCCAAAAATACAGAACTGCTGCGGCAGAAACAGGAGCTTTTAACAAAATCCGTATCGGAAACAAAAAGCAAGCTGGAGGCCCTGAAGGCGGCGAAGGAAAAAGCCGATAAGGACATGGCAAGCGGTACCGAGGTCAATCAGGAGGAATATCGCCGTCTGGTGCGGGAGATTTCCACAACGAAAAACAGTCTGAAAAATCTGACAAAGGAAATGAAAAATTTCGGTAGCGTTTCTGCACAGCAGATTGCGGCGGCAGGGGAAGATGTGCAGGAGTTTGGCGGCAAGATTGAAACTGTCGGGAAGAAAGTAAGTGTTGCATCTGCCACATCCGCTGCCGCTCTCGGGGCATCTGTGAAGCTTGCAAGTGACTATACGGATGCGGTTGCGAAGGTAGGTACGGTTGCAGATTTGCAAAGCGTATCACTCGAAAAACTCAGAGATGATATGCTGCAATTATCTACAGAGACAGGCAGAGGTGCAGGCGAGATTGCCGATGCAACCTATCAGGCAATTTCGGCATCTGTAGATACTGCTGATGCTGTTTCTTTTGTCGGCACATCGGTTGGTCTTGCCAAAGCAGGCTTTCTGGAAACGGCGGATGCTGTTGACGTATTAACCACTATTATTAACGCGTACGGTCTGGAGGCATCAGATGCCGGAAGGTTATCTGATATTCTGATTCAGACACAGAATGATGGTAAGACAACGGTAAATGAGCTATCCCAGAGCATGGGGCAGGTCATTCCTCTGGCATCTGCTTATGGGGTAAATATTGAAAACCTTGCCGCATCGTATGCACAGTTGACAAAAAACGGTGTCGCCACAGCGCAGGCAGGCACATATCTGAAAAGCATGCTGAATGAATTGGGGGATTCCGGTTCTGATGTGGGCGAGATTCTGAAAAGCAAAACGGGAAAATCCTTCGGACAGCTTATGAATGACGGCATGAGCCTTGGGGATGTTCTCGGTATTCTGAACGACAGCGTAAACGGTGATTCTGAGGCTCTGGCAGGCTTATGGAGTTCCAGTGAAGCCGGTACAGGTGCATTGTCTATTCTTTCGTCCGGTGTAGGTGCTTTCAATGATGAATTGGGGAATATGCAGGATTCCACAGGGAATGTAGCCGATGCCCTTGAAACACTCAGTACGCCAAGCGCAAAGGCACAGGAAAGCTTGAATGCAGTGAAGAACGCAGGCATAGAGCTTGGTTCGGCGGCACTGGAGGCGATTGCGCCATTATTGGAACAGCTTGCGGAAACAGTGAAATCCCTAACAGAGCGGTTCAGCAATCTGTCTCCTGCTACGCAGACGGTTATTGTTGCCGTTATGGCGATCCTGGCAGCATTGGGGCCTGTGATAATTATCATCGGTCAACTGATTACCGCTGTCGGCACAATCATGACGGTTGCCCCTGCGGTGGCTACGGCTCTGGGTGCGGTCAAGATTGCGATTGCCGCTATTGGTGGGCCTGTAACGATTGTGATTGCGGTTATTACGGCATTGGTGCTGAAGCTGATTCATGCCTATAATACTTCCGAGGAATTCAGAAATAAGGTCAACGCCGTTTTTGATGCGGTCGGAAATAAGGTCAATGCCGCAATCAATACAATCATCGGCGTGTTCCAGAGTGGGATTGCTTACTATAAAAATGCTGTGAGTGATATCAGGGCGGCATGGAGTGAACTGGTTTCGTGGTTCAGTGGTAAGGTTTCTGATTTTGTGAGCATCGGCAAAAACGTCCTGATGGGGCTGTGGAATGGTATCAATGATAAGGTCGGCTGGCTGAAAGGTAAAGTAAAAGGCGTAGTCGATAAAATCAAGAGTTGGTTCACGGGTAAGGATGGCTTCGATACCCACTCTCCTTCGAAATGGTCTGAAAAAATCTGCGGTTTTGTGATGCAGGGGCTCGCAATCAGATTCGAGAAGGACAATGTTGTTGCTAAAGCGGCAAGAGCTGCAATCAGAAAAATCAAAGCTGTCATTACAGGGGAAATGGATACCATTCCGGCGGAAACAGTAAAGAGTACGGCGGAGAAAATCAAAACCGCGATTGCGGATGAGATTGACGCGGTAAATGCTGAAATTTCCAGAATCCAGAAGGAGGCAGAGGACGAGCGCGCCAAAGAGGAACTGGCGCAGTATAAGGAAAATCTTGCAAAGAAACAGGCGGAGCTGAAAAAAGCGGAGCCGAAAAACAGAAAATCTATTCTCGACGAAATTGCCAAACTGGAAAAGGATTGGAATAAAAAGCAGCTGGAAGCGGCGCGGACGGCAGAACAGCAGAAATTACAGGAACGCCTGACGGCTTTGCAGGAATTTAAGCAGAAATATGAATCCGAGCTTTCTGCCATCGAGCAGAAGGAATCCAGTCTGAGCGACAAGCTGTTTGATTACGGCGAGCTGTTTACCAGAGTGCAGGACGAGAACAGCGAAAAAGAAATTTTCAAGCTGACAGATCTGGATGAAAGCATCAAGAAAATTCAGCAGTATAACGAACAGATTGAAAAGCTGAAGGAGAAAGGTCTTTCCAGCGGACTGCTTTCCGAGATTGCGGATATGAATATTGAGGATGCGCTTGATTTTACGGAGAAACTGGACAGGCTCGAGGTCGGAAAATTTGAGGAATATGTCGAGAAATTCGAGGAAAAGCGACGCTTGGCGAATGAAGCGGCACAGCAGTTCTATTCTGAGGAAATGGAAGAACTGGCAATGAACGCTGTGGAGCAGGCGAAAAGCTACGCGGAGGATTTCAACGATGTCGGGAAAGCTCTTACAGACGGCGTTGCAGATGGTATCAAGGACGGCAAAAGCAGTATTGTAAATGCCATTGTGAAGGCAATTCGGGATGCCATTAAGGCGGCGAAGGACGAGGCAGGCATGGGCGATGGCGGTTCGGACGGTAGTCACAGAACAGGTCTGCGAGAGGTGCCGTTTGATGGATACCGAGCGATTTTGCATAAGGGCGAACGGGTGCTGACACAGCCGGAGGCGGACAGATACCGCAGAGGCGAAACGGTAGCGAAAACAGAAAATTTCAACGTATATATCGGCACTGTTGAAAACAAAGACGAAAGAACCACAGAGGATTTCATGCGTGAAATGGAATTTTACAGAAAACGGCGAGTAAGTGCGGTAGGGGGTGCGGTTTAATGTATCAATATTTTATCTGGAATGGTGTCAATTCACTGGATATGGGCGTTGTGATGCTGAAAGCACCCTCTATTTTCATTCCGCAGAGGAAGATAAACGAAATCAAAGTCAGCGGCAGGAACGGTGTTTTGCATGAGGACGAAAAGACATACCAGAACTATACCAAGGATGCCGAATGTCATGTGATGGACAGAAGTCAGATTGACGAGGTCTGCGGTTGGCTGACGGGGTTCGGAGAGGTCATTTTTTCCAGTGAACCCGATAAGGTGTATCGTGCATACATCAAAAATCAGATTGAGTTCGGCAGTATCCTGAAAAATATCAATGATTTTCTAGTGCAGTTTGATGTTGAGCCCTTCAAATACAGTGTCAATGCCGCAGGGGATGCTTTGGAGCTGATTGCCCCGACCACCATCCGCAACAGTGGCACAGTATACAGTGAACCGCTCATTACGGTTTACGGAAACGGGGATATTACGCTGAACATCAACGGCAATTCCTACCCGCTGCGGAACGTGCAGGAAAGCATTACGATTGACAGCGAAATGATGGAGGTGTTCAAGGGTAACACCAACCAGAACGGCAAATACGGCGGTGCGGAGTTCCCGAGATTTGAGGTCGGGCAGAACGAAATCCGCTGGACGGGGAATGTCAGCAAAATAAAAATACAGCCCCGCTGGAGATGGCTGTAGTTGTCGAAAAATGAAATTTATGGTATGCTGTAAGCGAGGATTATCGCTTGGCGGTTCAGTCACTCTCTGAAAAGGGGGTGATATCTATGGTTACATATACTGATTTATTTCAATATAGCTTAGTAATCATTGGAGTTATCACCTTATGCTTTCTGCATAAGAAATGATAAAAAATGACCGCCTAACAAGAGTTAGACGGTCTGAAACCTTAACTTAGGACTGACCGCCCTACCAAAAGCGGTAATCCTTTTCTTATGCTTATGATAACAAAAGAAAGATATTCTGTCAAGAAAGGTGCATCTGAAAATAAAACGGATGTGCTTTTTTGATGCAGATTTTTTGGAAGGAGTGAGAAAAATGGCAAAAACGTATAATCGGCTGGAGTTGGATGTAAATAAGAAGCCGAACAGCATCGGGATTCGCCCTGTGCAGAATGATACAAAATCCAGATATCTGGATGTGTGCCTGTATGAAAACGGTGTGCCAATCAATCTGACGGGTGAGCAGGTGCGTATCACATTCAGAAAGGCGGACAGCAGCACATTTTTTAATCAGGGGGAAGTGACAGATGCGGCTGCGGGCAGATGCCAATTTGCCCTGACGAATGAGATTCTTTCCGAGGCAAAGGCAGTCGAGGCGCAGATTTCCGTCTGGAATGCAGGCGGCGAGGTTTTGTCTACGCAGGTGTTTGAAATCTATGTATCGGCGGCGATTCCTTGGACGGACGCGGTGGAAAGCGAGAACGAATACGGCGTTCTGGTGGTGCTGTTTCAGGAGATTCAAGACGCACTGGATACCATGCACAAGATTGCCACAACCTTTGGTGAGCCGGGGGATAAGGCGGCAGAGTACGGTGTGGATACCTTCTGGGGGATTCTGGAAATGCTGGCACAGCGCGGGGACGTAGAATCCAGCTTGCAGAAGGGAATTAAGGCGTATTTGAATAGTACGATTGAGACAAGTGGGTTTTTGCCATTGGATAAGATGCTTCCTGCACACGGCACACAAACCTTTACCGAGGATGGCACGTTTACCGTTCCTGCCAGTGTGCATAAGATTTTGATTACAGCCTGTGGAGGTGGTGGCGGTGGCAAAGGTACAAGCGGAGGTTGGGGAGCTGACTATATTGTAAAAAGAGCTTTTAGTGTTGAGCCGAATGCAGTTATACCGATTACTGTCGGAAAAGGTGGTCTTGGGCAAGATGCTAATAACGATCCAGAAATAGAGGCTACCGATGGTGGCACAACAATAATTGGGAATCTGATTACGATTAGTGGAGGTTTTAAAGGTGGTGACAATACGCGAATACATAAAGGCACAAAGGGAGGAGAGGATACCGTATTTGCGATTGCTGGTCTTCAGGGTACTAGTAGTGGTGGAAGTTCTGGTAGTACTGGCGGTCAGGGCGGAGGTGCGTGCTTTGGAAATGGTGGAGATGGTGGTACCAATGGCAAGTATACCATTGGTAAGGATGCTACCAACGGAGGAACAGGTGCCGGCGGCGGTGGTCGTGCGCAGCGTGTAGGGAATAGTTCCAGTAGTTATAGTAAAGCTGGCAACGGTGGAGACGGCATTGTTATTATCGAATGGTAAGGAGGTGGAAATGTGAAAAACTATGCAATGATTTTACAAAACAGAGTGATTGACGTTCTGAAAAACCAAGAAGTAGAACCCTACTATCCACCCGACCCATCGGGCAACCCTGTGACTGCTATTCCTTGTGACGATGCCGTTACCCTTGGCATGATTTATGATTCTGAAACAGGTACATTTTCGGAATACACACCACCCGAACCCGAACCCACCCCCGAACCGCCCCTATCCGAAACCGAACAGGCAATTTTAGACACTGCAATCAATGTAGACTATTTGGTCTGCATGAAGGAATTAGAGATTTGAAAGGAGTAGATATTATGACATACGCAAGACTGAAAAAGCTGATTGAAAGAGGGGCTTACAACAAGGAGGACATGTTGAATAAAATGGACGTATTCCTCATGGCGAACAGAATCACAGAGGAGCAGTATCAGGAATTGGTCGGCATGATGGGGTGATGCTATGATTACCATACACGAAAAAACGGCACAGGCATTTGACACAATCGGGCTGGGGACATTGGTTCCCGGCTCTTGTATTGTGACGGAGGAATTGAACGGGGCGTATGAACTGGAGCTGAAGCACCCGTATGACGAGGGCGGCAAGTGGAAACGCATTGAACGGGGGCGGATTCTCTACGCCTCCACGCCAAGAGGGATGCAGCCATTCCGCATTTATTACGTCAAGCCGAGCATGAAGGAGATTGCGGTCAACGCGCGGCATATTTTTTATGATTTACTGGACAATCAGTGCGAACCAATCAGCCACAGCGGTACGGCTACGGCGGCTCTGGCAGCCATGCAGGCGGCGTTTGCGTACCCCATGCCCTTTTCCTTTGATACGGATATTTCGCTGACAGGGACGCTCACAACAGGGCGTATGAATCCCGTACAGGCGTTACTGTCGGATGATGACGAAGCAACCTCGTTTGTCAAGGGCTACGGCGGCGAGCTGCTGCGGGATGGCTTTCGGGTGTCCGTCAAGGCGGCTCTGGGGCAGGACAGGGGCGTTTCCATCCGCTATGGCAAAAACCTTGTCGGGCTTGAGGTGACGGAGGATGAATCGGAGGTCAAGACGCGCATTATCTGCTACGGCAAGAACGGCAGTGTAACGCTCGAAAGCCCCCATCTGGGCGATTATATCTACCCGAAAATCCATACGCTGACAGAGGAAAATAAGAGCATTTCCGAGGTGCAGGCAGAGGCGCAAAAGCTGCTGGATGAGGGTTGCGATATTCCGAGCATTAACATCAAGGTGGACTTTGTGGCACTGGAAAAGACGGTGGAGTATCGGGAGTATGCCGTTCTGGAGGAGGTCTTTCTGGGGGATATGGTGACGGTTATCAATACAAAAATGGGATTTCGGAAGCAGGCGAAGGTTATTTCCTATGAATGGGATTGCCTTCTGGAGCAGTACAATGAGGTGGAGCTGGGGGATTTCATTCCCACGCTTGCGGCATCCGTTACCAGTGGCGTGAAAAGCGGTTCGCTTGCGTCCTCTGCGTACATCAATGCGGCATCGGTTATGACACTGCTCCAACAGCATTTGAATGATTTTAACAATCCGCACCATGTTACAGCGGCACAGGTGCAGAGTTGAGAAAGGGGATGACAGCATGGAAGCAATAGAAAAAATGGTGCAGGAGGCACTGGACAGCACGAAAAGCGCACACAAGCGCATTGACCGCATGGAGAAGCGGCAGGACAATCTTGAGGAGCTGACAAATGCGTTTTCGGTCCTGCAAAACGAGCAGGAGCATATCAAAACGGATGTCGGGGAAATCAAGGACGATGTGAAGCAGCTGGTCTCCAAGCCTGCAAAGCGTTGGGATGGGCTGATTGATAAGGCTATTGCTGTAGTTGTCGGTGCGGCTATCGGGTTTCTGCTGAATGGTGGCGGTTTATGATGAAAAAACGCAGACGGATTCGTTTTCCACCAAAGATAAATGATGATACCATGTCCAGCATTGTGATTTATTCGTTGGTATTCTGCGCAGGAATCACGATTGCGGGCATGGTATTAGGTGCATTTGACCATGATGTGAGTGCTGTGGTTGACAGTGCGCATCGTGTATTTGGGACAGAATTAGGCATCTGTGGTCTGATGAAGCTGTACGATAAAGGCGTGGAGCAGGCGGAACGCAGGAAGCGGCGAGAGGAAGGGAAGGAGATTGAATAATGTTTTTAATGGAAAATTGGTATCTGGTGGTTGCGCTGATGGCGGTTGCAGGGATGGTCGGTGTGTTTATCGGGCGTTTTCTGAAAATGCCAACATCCGAGCAGAGAGAAAGGGTAAAGGAATGGCTGCTGTGGGCGGTCACACAGGCAGAAGCGGAGTTGGGGAGCGGCACAGGGAAGCTGAAGCTACGGCAGACCTACGATTTATTTATCCAGCGGTTCCCTGCATTGGCTATGGCGGTATCCTTTGACACCTTCTCCCTGTGGGTGGATGAGGCACTGGAGGAAATGCGAAAGCTGCTGAAGGAAAATAAAACAGTCAGAGAGCTTGTAAAGGGGTGATTATATGGCGAAAAAAATGACAGGCAAGGAGCTGGTAGCCTTCTGCCGCTCCAAAATCGGCACGCCCTATGTTTACGGCATGAAGGGCAAGGTTATGACGGAGCAGAACTATAAATTTCTGAAAAATACCTACGGGAAAATGGTCTGGCTGAGTGACAGGGAGAAAATCGGCAAGGTCTGCGTGGATTGCAGCGGACTGATTTCGTGGGCGTGTGGCGTGACGCTCGGTTCGGGCCAGTGGAAGGCAAGGGCAACCAAAATCAACCCCATTTCCACCATCGAAAAAGCACCCATCGGGGCGTTGGTCTGGATGCAGGGGCATATCGGGGTTTATACCGGGATGAAGAATGGACACCCGTATTATGTGGCGGCGGATGGATCGGCTTACGGCGTGCGAGAAGTCCCCCTGCGGTGCAATAAATTCACGCATTGGCTGTTGGTCGAGGATGTATTTCAATACGAAATGAGGGATGATGAAGTGGTAGAAAAATGCAAAATGATTATCAATGGCAAGGAGTATACGGTGGAACGGATCCTGAAGGATGGAACAAATTATATCAAAATTCGGGATGTGGCGGATGCTATCGGGTATAGTGTTACCAGTAAGGGAAATGTGGCAGTGCTGACGAAGAAATAAGCTTTTTCGTGAGGTCGCGAAAATGGTAGGGGGCGGTTATCCGTCCCCTTAATTTTTTTGTGTGAAAAATTGAGACTTTAAGAGACTTTCTTTGTGGGATGATGAACAGAGAAAGGAGCGATCAATATGAATAGTTTTGTTTCTTGGGTAGGTGGGAAAAAACTGCTTAGAAAGGAAATTATCAAGAAATTTCCGAAAGAAGAAATAGAAAAATATGTTGAGCCGTTTGGCGGTGCAGCATGGGTGTTATTCGGGAAAACACCTCATTCTAAAGAGGTATACAATGATATCAATGGAGAATTGGTGAATCTTTTT